AATTCCTGTAAATCCACCGTATTGTCAGCGTGACGTCCCCCTTGTGTCAAGCTAATGACACAAAATTTTTGTAATTTGTCCATCATCACTTCAACTGCAGATTTTCTGCACCTGCTCTACATACTTCACCAGCTCATCAGCAAAATTCCATTCAATTTCTATTCGCTTATCATTATATACCTTGATACCACGAATAAAAGTTACTGCTATCTCTCTGGTTAATTGCTTATTTCCTTCGATCAGGTCTGTCAGGCACTGTCTGCCATCGGGCGGAAGTTCAAATAAACGTTCAGCCGCTTCACTCTGTTCTGTCTCCATTTGCGCTATCGCTAAGGTTTCTTTCTCAATTTGTTTATCCAGCTTGTCATTTTTTCTGGTGAACTCTTCTTCTGAGATTTCTTCCATTGCATATCGCATATATAGTTCAGTCTTCTGGTGCTTGTATCTGCTAATACTGTCTTTGGCATCCCGAATCTTTTTTGCAGCTCCATTCACTTTTGATTTTAATTCTGCTTTCTGTAATTCGAGTACCGGTTCAGCATCATCACTGATCTTTGCAAACAGCTTTATTGCCCTGAAAATCATCTCATTGAACTCGTCATCATATAAATTGTCTGTTACACAATCTTGATTTGCCGCATTAAATTTCCTTGGGCACTTAAAGTGCGGATTGCATCTGGTTACATGCTGTAGATTCTGACCGCATCCCCCACATTTTACCAATCCTTTCAGCGGATAATTATTATTGTGGGTTTTGCTCCTCTTTCTGGAATTTAATTCCAACTTTTCCTGTACAGCATCAAACACCTCTTTAGAAACAATCGCTTCATGCGTACCCTCAACCACAATCCAGTCTTCTTCTTTTGTTTTCAAATGCTTATTACTTCCTACCGAAGCAACTTTCCACTTGCCGCCAATCGTAGTTCCCGTATACGTTTCTGTCATCAGTATCAGTCTTACAGTTACTGGATACCAGATATATTTTTCTGTTGTTTTCTTCACACCAGTTTTCAGAACTTCTCTTTTATATTGACCTGGACTCATAATTTTCTGCTCATTCAGGTAACGTGCCAGCTGAGTAATATTCATTCCATCAAGATATTTCTGAAATATCATCTTCACAACAGGCGCTGTCTCCGGATTAATCACGAGGCTGGTCACATCTTCATCAGGCTTCAAATATCCATACGGTGCTCTCGCTCCCATATATTTTCCAGCTTTCTGACGCTGTATCAAAGTTCTTTTTACTTTAACGGAAGTATCAATGCTATGATGTTCGTTAATAATATTTCTGAAACCAACATCTATTCCCGGCATACCAGATTCATATTTCATACTATCAACATTATCATTGATCGCTATGAATCTCACATTCATAAATGGAAAAATTTGTTCCAGATATGTGTCAATCTCTATATGATTCCTGCCGAATCGAGAAAGGTCTTTCACTATAATTGTGCTGACTTTTCCATCTCTTACTAATTCCATCATACTTTGGAATCCTGGGCGATCGAAATTCGTTCCACTATAGCCATCATCTTTGAATTCTAACACTTCCGTATTTTTGAACTCATTTTTACTGGCTATGTATTGCCCAATCACAATTCTCTGATTTGTAATACTATTGGATTCATCCAGCATATCCTCATCTTCCAGCGACAATCTTAAATACTTTACTATGCATTTACCATCTGACATCTGATCACCCCCTCCTCTAAAATTTCTGATAACGCCTGTATTTCATCTTGAAATTTAAATTCGATCTCTATACGTTTGTCTTCATATAAAGAGATTTTCTTTATATAAGAACGGACAACATCTTTTGTAAGGAATTCCAAATTCTTTCCTTTACTGAATTCAGCAAGCCACGAGAAGTTCTTTTTACACAATTTTTCTGTAATTTTTCTACTCTTCTCAATTTCTTTCTGTCTTGTAACCAGGTCTTTTTCGACCACGGTTATTCTTTCTGTCATACGATTATATGCATCCGTATCAATCTCGCCCGAAACATATTGCTCATATAATTCAAATCGTCTTGCTTCGTTCCTTTTATTGAGCTGAACAATTTTACTCTGTTCCCTGTTCAAATATTTTTGGAATGTTTCAAAATATTCACCATTAAAGCGTTTCAGTTGCGTTTTTAATTCACATACTGTTTTTAGCTGCATGATGAGTGCCCGATACACCAGTTCATCAATTACTTCTTCTTTCCAGCGATTACAGTTATATTTTTCCTTGGAAATTTTTGCATAATTACCACAAATGAAATAGTAATTGTAATACAAAACACCATTCTTTTCGCTGTAATAGTATCTCCGAACCATATTAGCGCCACAGTCACCACAGTATATCAATCCAACATACTTATTATCCTGTTTTCCATGAGTCTGCATATTCGATAAATCTTTTTTGGGCAATGCTTTCTCCTGCTTTAATTTGATTACATTTTGTACTTTTTCAAATAATTCAGCACTCACTATAGCCTTATGGGTATTCACATGTTCAATCCATTCTTCTTTATCCAACATTACATTTTTTTCTTTTGTAAGAAGTGAAGTTCTTGTTTTATGTGAATAAGTATTTCCCAAATAGTGCCTATTTTCCGCAATCTGTTTAATTACAGATGATTGCCAATGCATATCCGTTTCGTCAATTCTATCCAAGAATAACTTCCCAGTTCTTGCGTATACCCTTGGCGAAGCCAGCAGCATGGTATTAAACTCTCTCGAAATTTTCAAATATGACTGCCCTGCAGCAAGTTTTTCAAATATTTCTACTACATACGGTGCAGTTAAAGGATCAGGAACAGTAGTAGATTTTCCTTTTTCATCTCTAGCTCTCTTATACCCATAAGGAGCATCTCCACCACAATATTCACCTGACTCCATCTTAATTTTCATGGCACTTGTCATTTTTACAGATGCATCTTTTGCATACATATCATTTGCCAGATTCGATATCATGATTCCCAGCATCTGATTGTCACATTCTGGACTGATACTGTCATAGTTATCATTGACTGATATAAAGCGCACTTGCATAAATGGAAATATTTTTTCCAGATATTTTGATACTTCTTCCAAATCTCGACCAAATCGTGATAAATCCTTTACTATGACCGTATTTATTTCTTTTGTTTTGATGTCACCAAGCATTCTCACAAAGTCATCTCGATCAAATTTCGTACCTGATATACCGTCATCCTTATAAAACTTTACAACTTCAATATCCGGATGAGATTCTGCGTAAGAAAGAGCGATCAGTTTCTGTGTCTCCAGCGATTCTCTCTTCTCACCATTGATATCTACAGATATTCTGGTATAAATACCGGCTTTCCAGATCTTCTTCGGTGATGCCTGCACAAATGCTTCAGCTTGTTTCATCTGGCGATTTCTTGTTCTTGCCATTATACAGCCACCTCCTGTTTTGTTTTTCCAATCTGTTCTGCCAGTCTTGCAGCTGTTACCAACTCATCTTGGAATCGGTAAACAATCTCTATTTTTTTTCCTTCAAAGACATTTATTTTTTCCACATACTGAAGAAGCATATCTCTGTCAAGATCTCCCAGCGACGGTTTCTCAAGAAATGTGTTTACCCATTCTTCGCACAGCAGTTTATTTTCAAGGAGATCTTCCATATACTCTTCCTGCTTTTCAATATTGCTTTCCAGACTTTTAATTTCTGTCTGATACCGTTCTCTAAGCAAAGCGTAATCATCCCTAGAAATAACTCCTGACGCAAGATTTCCCGATAATGAATGTAACAACTTATAATATTTATTGACTTTGTTTCGTAACTCAAGTATCTGGTCATCATGCTGTATCAATGTCTGTGTATCCAAAGAATTCTCTTTCAAATACTCCATTGCACTCCGTATGGCATCCGTCATCTTACTGTATATTTTCAAAGAATCCATTACCAGCTGAATCAGCACATCTTCTCTGATACTATGTCTGGAACATTGATCCTTCTTTTTATTGTAAGAAGAACAGATATAAAAAACTGTCTTTTCTCCTTTATAACTGTTAATTCGCCGGATCAGATTACTTCCACAGTCTCCACAGGATAATAACCCACCAAACAAATAAAGTCTGTTTTCTCCGGGTGCTATCCTGGTATCCTTCGCAAGCAACATCTGAACTGTTTCATATTCTTCTTTTGTAACGATACCTTCATGATGATTTTCAAAAATCACCCATTCTTCCTTTGGTAATGCCCTCTGCACCTTAACTTTATAGTTAATTCTTTGGGATTTTCCCTGTTGAAGCACTCCATAGTAGATTGGATTCTTTAAGATACGGATAATTGCTACTGCTGACCACCTGGATGTCAGATGTGTCTGAAATGACGATTTGAAGTTTACTCCGGTCGCACGTTTGTAATCAGCCGGTGCAAGAACTCCCAGTTCATTCAGTTTATCTGCAATCAGCTGATTGCTCATGCCCTCCATCT